ATTATAAAACCTAGTACTATGTTCATCAAACCCTTTTTGTAAAGATTCAATAACATCACTTGGGATATCGTACTCTTTATTATATAAATCTTTATTCATCCTTTTTTATCATTTTAACTAACTCACCTAAACTAATACCTTCTTTGTCAGCCATCTTTTTTAAAGATTTTAGATTATTTAAAAAAGTTTTAGAAATTTTAGTTTCTTTTTTTGTGATATCTGAATCTTTTTTATTTTTTTGTACCAAAATATCCTCAATTAATTTCCTAGCGTCCTCATTCTTTTTTTCTTCAATTTTCCTTTTTTCAAAAAGATTAAAAGTCCCAATAAAAGATTTTTTATTTTTAATTTTTTTGGGAGTATTTTTTTCTTTTTTATCTTTTATATCTTTACCAAATTTTTCAGTCCTGTCTTTTGCATCTTCAGGTTCCATCCCCATGTTTTTTACAAGATATTTGAATGTTTTTTTACCATCCATATTTTTGGTTTCATCCCAACCAAACGCACCATCCATATCAATTTCAAGTACAGGACCGTCCTCAATAGATTCTCCATAATAAACTCGATAACCTCTTGTTACGGGATTATTGGTTTGTCTTGTTGCAACAACTTCTTGGTCAGTAGTTTTAATTGGTGAAAGTTTTGGATTAATAATTGGTATTTTTGAACTTAAAAATGTTCCATCGTAATCAACTAATTCTCCAATCTCTCCTTTAAAATTTTTTAAATGAGATTTCATCTCATCAGTATTTTTTATTTTTTTTACTTTTTGTATTTTTTTAATTTCTTGTTTTACTTTTGGTAAATTTTTCTTTTCAAACAATATAACTTTATCGTTTTTTCGTGCTTCACTTAAAGTATTTGAAACTGAATAATATAACGCAATATCATCTTCTCTTTCTTTTAAAAAGAAATAATAATTGTTAGAAAAAGTTTCAATTTTATTATTCATAATGTTTTTACCTATAAATACTTTGATTATTGTATTTATTAAAAGATGAGTCAACAGAATATTAATCAATATGTCTTTAATAAGTGGAAATTAAATCCAAGTTGGAACAATTTGGACATGTCCTTAGCTTCTGATGAAAGAGATTTTAATGAAGAAGTTGTTTTTTCAACTCAATTAATTGGAATAAACGATGGTAATAGATTACCAATTTATTTCGATTTAAATAACCCTAATTCTTCACAACAACCAACTTTAAATTATGGGGATTTCATGTCCGGAAATACTTTGGTTTCATTAAATTATTATAACCCAAATAATGAAAATATATCTTGTTTTACAGGTGATAGTTTATGTGATATTGGATTAGTTGGTACCGATAATGGGTTAGTCCCTGAAATGTCAGGTGAAACAATATATTTTAGTATGGGATTATATAGTGGAACTACAAAATGGGATAGATATCATTTTGATAGAAGAACTAAATTAATTCCAATTACTGCATATACAACTGAAGATATTACTATAACACTTGAATCTATTATAGAACCAGGTTCTATTGTTGCGATATATAATTTAATATCTGAAGAAAATTTAGTTAATGATGTCACAATTAATTTTACAAATGTTTTAGGATATACTGGTGGGACTATTTTAGTTCAAACAGGTGTAACAATATCTTTAGGTAACTCTAGCGGGCAAACAATAGTAACTATTAATGAAAATTTCGATTCTTTAAATAGGACTTCATTGATAACAGGCGTGACCTCATCAGAATCAGGAGGTGCGTACCAAATACAAGTAACCCCAAATCAAACGTTCGCCCCTGTCACTCCAACACCATTAATTACCCCAACAATTACTCCAACACCTAGCCAAACCCCAACACAAACTCCTAGTCAAACTGAAACCCCAACACAAACCCCAACACAAACTCCTAGTCAAACTGAAACTCCAACACAAACTCCAACACAAACTCCTACACAAACCTCAACTCAGACTCCCACACAAACCTCAACTCAGACTCCCACACAAACTCCAACACAAACCTCAACTCAGACTCCTACACAAACCTCAACTCAGACTCCTACACAGACACCAACACAAACTGAGACACCAACACAGACTCCTACACAGACACCAACACCTACACAGACACCAACACCTAGTATTACACCAAGTATTACGCCTACAACTTATATAACTTATCATCTATTGGCACAAGATGGTTCAACAATCAGTATTCAAAACGGGGACAATATTACTTTATATAATTCGGCAATTACCCCAACACCGACTCAGACTCCAACTCAAACTCCAAGTCAAACTGCAACTCAAACTCAGACCCCAACTCAAACTCCAAGTCAAACTGCAACTCAAACTGCAACTCAAACCCCTACACAGACACAAACTCCTAGTCAAACTGCAACTCAAACCCCTACACAGACACAAACATCTACACCTACACAAACATTAGACCTGTCTTCGACTCCAACACAAACTCCAACAACTACCCCAACTCCTACACCTGTTTATAATCGTATTTTGGTACAGGATGGGTCAACGTTAGCCGCACAAAACGGTGATTTAATTAATAAACAACCTTAATAATATATTTATAAATAAAAAATTATGGCAGATATTTTAATTTCTAATTTACCCCTTTACACAGGGGATACTAATGGTTCGTATTTAATTATGAACAACAGTGCTCAAACTATAACATATAAAGTTACAAAACAAACTTTTATTGATACTGGAGTGGCATCATATTCATGGACAACAAACTATGCTAACTTAACAAATGGGGCGGAAAATTACCCAAGATGGGATACCGAAGTATTCAACTCTAACACAAATATTTTTGAGTTAGTTAACTCAAGCGGGGCTGGTAATACAGGTGCAAGAATTTTTTTAAAAGAGTCTGGTTATTATGAATTAATAAGTCAGGTTCACCTTTTTGACGCATTTGGTAACCAAGACCTTTTGGTAAAATATAACTCAGCGACTGGTTCAACTGATGCAATGTCTGTAGGTACATTAATTAGTGATGAAAAATTTGTGGAAACAACTGGTGACAGATTAATTAACGGTACTATTTGTTTTTTCATATCTACCCCAACGTATATAACTATTTCAATAAATCCAAGTAATAATTCACCATTCCCTTCTAACGCAAACTCAACACCGACTAGAATTTTTGTTAAAAAATTACCATAAATTTACTTTAATGGTTTTAAAAATTATTACTATATAAGTTAAAAATGGCAATTAGATTTTCAGGAAATACAAAAGAGACAGTTTACAACATAGTTAGTAAAACTTCCGATAATGTTGGATACTATAACCAATTGTATGGTGGATTTTATCAAGGATTTTTTAAATTATTTGGTTATGATTATGAAACTTTTCCAAACCGATGTAACAAAGGTTGGTCTGTTGAGATGTTGTTGAGAGCGAGACAAGAAGACCAATTTTTTCATACTTCGGGTCAAACAACTTTAAATGAGGTTTACCCAAACAACGACAATACTTTTTTTTATTTTGGTACAAGAGCTGAAAATAAATATTATCATCATGCGTCGGGGTCTCCTGAATCTGATTCAGGGTACACAAGAGTTACAGAAGTATTGAGTGGGTGTCTAAAAACATGTGCATGTTCAGATACCGGAGTAACAATTTCAAGATGTTTAGAAGATGTTTATGAACCATTAAATTATACAAGTCAACATAATGTTGAGTGTAATTGTGGGTGTTCTGAAACCTCAGTCGCAAATCCGGATAAAGACCCGTTATTTGACTCAATGTCAAACACTTTATCGCTAAGACTTTTAGGTGACCCAAAAAATCCTAAAGTTTGTGTTAGAGTTCTTAAATTTACGGGAGGATGTGAAACAACAGGAAGTTGTGAGACAACAGGAATTACTTACACAACAGGTTACACTATAACTGATTATTGTTCAAGTAAAACTATTTTTGATTACTGTTCATCAAGTCAAACTTATTTAAATAAAGAACATTGGTTTTTAATCGATTGTGTTTGGGAACGTAATTCTTATTATGATGAATGTGATTTATTATACAGAGGAGGATTAGATTCTATTACCAATTTATATTATGTAAATTCATTGGCAGGAAATGCGGTTAGCTTAATTACAATACCGTACACACATTCAGGAGAGACTCCTGCAGACCAAATTGAAGTAGTTAATCTAAATGAGGAATGGTTGATTGAAAAGGACCAAAGATTAGGTTCTTTGAAGATATACATAAATGGTAGATTATTCTACGTTATTAACGGATTTGAAGAAGTAATCCCAAGAGGATTAAATACTGAAAAAGAAAAACAAATAGGGGTTCCCTTCAATATCGGATGGGGTGGAGGTACACAAGGATTAAGAGAAAGTTTAACTTTTAGAGAATGTCCGACTTCATTGTCTGGATTAACGTATCAACAAGACCCTGAATGTATGCCAAACGAAACATTATCGGGGACATCCTTATCAGCGTTAACCACAAATATTTTTATTGAACCTAATTTTGCAGGTTCATTTGACGGAGCAATTTCACAATTTAGAATGTATACCGAACCTTTAACATACCCCGAAGTTGTTCATAATTTTGATATACTGAAAGGTAATTTTGAGTTGTTTGATTACAAATGCCCAAGTTGTTCTGATGGTGTAATAAATGATATAATTGGAGTTAGTTCAGGTACTGATATTATATTTTCATCTGATGAGTTTTCAGGAATGACATTTAATCTTTACTATTATAAAGATTCAGGAGAACCAAGATATGTGGTTGTTGAAAATGAAACTTTCCCATACATCATGAATACTTTGTCAGTACCTAATTGTTGTGGTAATAATTTTTATTTTTATATTATTGAATTAGACCAAACATTCCTTTACACCTAATTTTATTTTTATATTTTTTGGTTAAAAATACTAATAATGAAAATTTTTATCCAAGTCGCGTCTTATAGAGACCCACAATTAATACCAACTATTAAATCCGCATTAGATAATGCCAAACATCCTGAAAATTTAATATTCGGAATTGCCAGACAATTTCATATTGAAGATGGATTTGATAATTTGGATGAATATAGAGGTGATGACAGATTTAGAATTTTAGATATTCCATGTGAAGAATCTAAAGGGGCTTGTTGGGCTAGAAATCAAATACAACAACTTTATCAAAAAGAAGAATACACATTACAAATTGATTCTCACATGAGATTCGCTGAAAATTGGGATGTTGAAATGATTGATATCATTAAAAAGTTACAGAAAAAAGGACATAAAAAACCTTTATTAACAGGATATGTTCCATCTTTTGACCCTGACGATGACCCAAACTCTAGAGTTATGGAACCTTGGAGAATGGTTTTTGATAGATTCATACCTGAAGGGGCGGTATTTTTCCTACCTGAAGTAATCCCTGGATGGCAAAGTATGACAGAACCAGTTCCTGCAAGATTTTACTCAGCACATTATTGTTTCACATTAGGTAAATTTTCCAAAGAAGTACAACATGACCCTGAATTTTATTTTCATGGTGAGGAGATATCAATTGCAGCTAGAGCGTACACACATGGTTATGATTTATTTCATATACATAAAATTCTTATTTGGCACGAATATACCAGAAAGGGAAGAACTAAACAATGGGATGATGATAAAGATTGGGTAAGTAAAAATGATTATTGTCACAAAAAAAATAGAAGTCTATTTGGAATGGATGGTGAAGAACCAATGAACCATGGAAAATATGGATTTGGTAAACAAAGGACATTAAAAGACTATGAAAAATATTCAGGGTTACTTTTTTCCAAAAGAGCAATCCAACAATGGACAATAGATAAACATTACCCACCAAATCCTTATAATTTTAATTCTGAAGAAGAATGGATGAATTCATTCTCATCGATTTTTAAACATTGTATTGATTTACAATATTCTCAAGTACCTGAAAAAGATTATGAATTTTGGGTTGTTGCATTTCATGATGAAACAGATGAAACACTTTTTAGAAAAGATGCCGATAAATCTGAAATTGCAAGAATGATGGATGACCCTGATGGTTATATAAAAATTTGGAGAGAATTTAATATGACTAAAAAACCAACATATTGGGTTGTTTGGCCATATTCAGAATCAAAAGGATGGGGTGAAAGAATAACAGGTAATTTATAATTATGGTTGAAATTTTTGATGGTTACTGTGAAGGATTGAAAGGAGGTCACTTTTCTAGTTACAGAAAAAACTTAGGAAATAAATTATTTATTTATTCTGTTAGTAGACTTATTGCCGATGAATTAAATTATGATTTAATTGTTCCTGATAATTCATTAATACGTAGAGAAGAATTAAGTGTTGGTCAATATGTTGAGCAAGTATTCCCATTTAAATCCATTACCGGAAAAGAGTCAATTGAAGGTCCAGTCATCTCAATTGGGGACACTGATGTATTAACATTGAATACTGTCGAAAAAATGGTAGACCATTGTCGGGGACATAAAATTATTTCCGCCTCCTATTTTTCTAAGTACGATTATATTAAACCGTACAAAGAAAAAGTTAGAAATTTTCTTTCAGAAATAGTATTACCAAAAAGAAATGATGACGATTTGGTTTTGATGTTAAGAAATAGTAGAGACGATGGTAGATTTGTATTGCCTGATGAATATTACCTTAACATTTTGGAAAAAGAAAATTTTAAAAATTTATACGTTTCTTTTGACCATGTCTATAACCATAAAAGTATTTTAGATAAATTACAAATTTATAATCCAAAATATATTGAGGGTTCAATTTTAGATGTGTTTAAAGAACTAACATCATTTAATAAAATAATTGCTTGTCAAGGTACATTTTCATTTTGGGTATGTTTCTTATCAAATGCGAGTAAAATATATTGGCCGGTCACTAACGATGGGCCAAATTCAAACAATAAAAATTTTGGAACTCATGTTAATTTAAAAGTTGATGATGAAGACCGATATGTTCACATTAAAATTGATGACATTTATAAAAAATGAAGACTATAAGAATAAGTAGAGCTAATTTTCCAGGTGTGGGGAATTTTTCATGGATGAATTTCTTTTATGAAATATTATCCAAAAAATATAATGTAATAATAGATTCTAAAAATCCTGATTTGGTTATTTATACTAACCAATTTTACAGAGAAAACGAATTAGATTTTTACACTAACGAAATTGTTAAAGGTATTCATGAATACAATGATAACGTAAAAAAAATATTCATAAGTGGTGAGGCAAGACCTGATTTCTTATCTCATTTAAATAAAGGGGAAAACTATTACGCTTTAGGATATGAACACCATGACCATGACAGATATTTAAGGTTCCCAACATATGTTTTAGACGCGCATGTACTCCATAATGAAGGAGGTCTATTTGAAAGTAATTTTGGTTGGTTAACCAAACCAAAAAAATACGAAGATATTAAACTAATAAAAAAACATTTTTGTAGTTTAGTTCAAGCAAGTTTTAATCCCGATAGAGACCAATTTTTTAATATTGTGGAAAAGTATCATTATATTAAAAGTTCAGGTCCGTATCGACAAACAATACCTGATTCAGAAACCTTAAATCCTCACAAATATCATAACTATTCCAATAAAGATTATATGGGAAAAATTGACGGGTTAACCTATAGGGATAAAATTAATTTTTTCTCAGACTGTACATTCAACATGGCTTTTCAATATACTAATACGGATTATCTAACTCAAGAAAAAATAATACATGCATTCGCTTCTAATTCAATTCCAATATTTTATGGTAACCAATACATTGAAGAAGAAGGATTTAATCCTGAGTCATTTATCAATGCTCACAAATTTAAAAATTTTGATGAATTAGTCGATGAATTAAATACAATATATTCTGATAATATTTATTTCGATGAGGATTACATTTTAGATTTTTTTAGTAAAATTATTTAATATGAAATCAATTTCTTACAGTTTATTTGGATTAGACTACAAATATTACACAGGTGCTGAGAAAAATATTTTAATCAATCAAAAGTTATTACCTGATTGGGAAACGGTGATTTATTACCATCCTGAAATGATTCGTAACGAATATATTGATAAATTATCAAATATGGGGGCAAAAATGATTGACGTGTCGTCTTTTTCATTTGGTAATCGTCCTCCAAAAGATTACCCATTTTTTTGGAGATTTATTTCTTTTTTTGATGACGGGATTACAATATCTAGAGATTTAGATAGTAGACTTTCTGAACGAGAAGTGGAATATATCAATAGATGGGTACAATCTAATAAAGATTATTTTATAATAAGAGACCACCCGTGGCATTCTCCAGTACCTAGTGGTTTATTTGGTATAATACGAAAAATTACTGATTTTGAGGACCATTTTAATAGTTTTATTAGTAGTTCTGATTTGAGATGGGGGACTGACCAAGAAATTTTACATGAATATATGTCAAAAATTTCAGATGATAATATTTTTTACTGTGGGTATGACAAACCTGAGACCTATATACGTAGAGATAATAAAAATTTTTTTATTGGAATTCAGTTAGATGAATACGATAACCCAACTAAACCAAGCGGGGAGCAATGCCTGCAATATTTAAATGATTTAAATTTATAAATATGAGATACTGTTTTACAACACTAGCAATCAACGAACCTTATGAAACTATCACTCCTGAGTTTTATAAAGAGTTACGTGAAAAAACTAAAGAATGTGAGTTTTTTATCACAACAAATAATGAACAATTAAGAAATCAAGGTGACAGAATTCACACAAAAATTGTTAACCCACCATTATATGATTCAAGGGGAGGATTTAATTTTAATTTAAATTTAAAAGTTTTATCTTTAAAACATATACTAGAACATCAGAAAGAAACTGGAAATAGTCCCGATTATATTATTTTTACTGATGGTGATTGGAGAATGCATGATGGATTTGATGAACAAAAAATATTAAACATGCTTGACCATATGGAACAAAATAATGTTGATTTTTTGTTTGAAAGACCCGCACCAATTGGTCCTCACAAGTTAAATCCAAATGAAAGTTTTTTTAGAGATAAACTTTTTGATTACGATGTTTTTGACCATAATAAATGGGATGAGGCTCATGTGGTTAACGAACAATTTTTAGTTTTTAGGAACAATTCAAAATTTAAATTTTTTGTACAAAGATGGGAACAATTTTTATGGTATAGTATCGCTAATGACATTAGAAATTATCCTGATGGTTTTGAAATTGGAATTTCAGCATTAGAAGCTGACATGAAATACCAATATGAAGGAGTTTTAAATCACTTCATTCAAAATTGTTTTTCGTTCTACACTAAACTTGGAGATTTTCACGTTAGATTCTAATGAAAACTAAAATAGTAACCGCCTTATGGCTAGATGTCGCTGGGTACCCTTTCCAAGGGGCTAGCTCAGTTAGAAAAGATAGATATTATGGGTCTTTAATTAGTCATTGCCGTGGTATTAATTTTCCAGTTGTTTGTTACACTCACGAAAAAAATAAATCCGAAATTGAAAAACTTAAATTAGATTATAATTTATCTAATCTTGAAATTAAAATATTGGAATTATCTGACATGAAGTATCATAAAAAAATAAAAGATGTTAGAGATAAAAATTTTGATACTGACTTAGATGGTAGAGGACCTGAAATAATGTGGGGAAAATTCCAAGTTCTTGAACAAGAGTTAGAAGGTTTTGATAGGGTCTATTGGGTTGACGGAGGATTACAACATCCAGGGATATTCCCGTGGATGTACTGTGTTCCATATGGGGATAAAAAATTTCATAATCCAAATGAAGTACCTGTGTGGAATAATAATCAAATATCTCAATATGATTTTACAAAATTATTCAATACTGAACTTTTCATAAAAATGAATGAGATTAGTGAGAATAAAGTTTTAAATTTAACCGCAACAAATCCTCAATCAGGATATGTTTTTAAAACTAAAGGAATAATTGATTATGATATTAGACCATATTATCCTATTGCAGGTATGATTGGAGGAGATACTAAACAGTTAAAAAATTATATAAATGAGTATTGGAATTTTTGTGATAAAATTATTGATAAAGAATTTTTATGTACAGAAGAATCAATAATGAAATTAGTTTATGATAAATTAAAAGACATTGTTCATCCTTTAATTTTTGACGTTCACCAAACTGATGAACATGACCAATATCATTTTGAACTTTGGGACCCATCTTGGGGTAAACCTAAACCATTATACATGGTTTGGATAGACATTTTAAATAGTTAAAAATATGAATGCGTATATTACTACCGGTATGAATTCAGGTTTGGGGGATATGTATTCAACAATCTATTCAGTATATCTAACACAAGAAAAATTAAAAGAGATGGGATATAAGGTTAAAACTTATGTTGATTTTGGCCTAAATCCTTATAAAATGAATAATGAAAATAGAGATGTTTTTTTTAAAATTTTTAAATTAGACAAGTTAGATAATTTTACATTTTTTACTAGTGGATTTAGTCCTCATGAAGGAAATTTTCCTGAAAGAAATGAAACTAAATTAGTTATTGATAATTCAAAAATATATTATGTTTATGTTGATGAGATTATTGAGGGAGTGGAAGATTTAAATAATTTTCCTCATATTGAAAATTATAGAAAATGGATAATGTACGATGAGTGGCCAAAATTAAGTTTTTTAACTGACGAAGTGGTGTCATTCTGCGAAGAAAAACTAAAATCATTTCCTGAAAATTTTTATTGTGTACATTACAGACCTTTTGAATTAAATAACCAAACTGAAGAATTATCAAATTCAATACAGTCAATTAAAAATTTTATTGAAAAAAATCAAGATAGACCAATATTTGTGTTTACACAATTTGAAATTTTAAAAAATGAACTTAAGCAATGTAATTATAAAAATTTATATTACAATGATTATGTTTATAAAGGTGATTTAAGTACAACAAGAAGTTTAGGATTAAGTGATGATGAATTAATGTATTTTTTTAAATCTACTTTATTTGAGATGTATGCAATGTCTAAATCTGAAAAAATATTTAGAATATGTAATTGGTGGTCTGTTTTTTTATTTTTTGCGGCATCGTACAATCAAACTAAATTAAGTAATAACATTAGATTTTTTGATTATGAGTAAGATAACTTTAGTTACAGGGCTTTGGGATTTAAAAAGAGATGGGTTAAATGAAGGATGGGCGAGACCATTTAAAGAACACTATTTAGAAAAATTTAAACAACTTCTAACAATTGAGGAAAATTTAATAATATTTGGAGACTCTGAGCTTGAAAAATTTGTTTGGGAAAACCGAAAATCTGAGAACACTCAATTTGTATTAAGAGAATTATCGTGGTTTAAAAATGAGTTTTTTGGCAAAATTCAAGGTATTAGAAATGACGAAAAATGGTATAATCAATCTTCATGGTTACCTGAGTCTACACAGTCAAAATTAGAATTTTACAACCCATTAGTGATGTCTAAAATGTTTCTTCTTCACGATGCAAAAATTTTAGATAAATTTAATTCTGATAAATTATTTTGGATAGATGCTGGTATAACAAATACAGTTCACGTAGGGTATTTTACACATGATAATGTATTAAAAAAAATAGATAGTAAAATTACTAAATTTTCTTTCATTTGTTTTCCATACGATGCAAACAATGAAATTCACGGGTTTTCATATCCTAAAATTAATGATTGGGCGAATGATGATGTAAGATTAGTTGGACGAGGAGGGTTTTTTGGAGGAACAAAAGAATCTATTGCGGAAGTAAATTCCCTTTATTATGGGTTGTTAAATGAAACTCTATCTCAAGGTTATATGGGTACTGAAGAATCAATATTTTCAATAATGGTTTATAAGTACCCAAAAATTATAAATTATTTCGAAATAAATTATGATGGATTATTAGGTACATTTTTTGAAAATGCTAAAAATGAAATTTTAGAAGTAAAAAATAAATTACCAATTAATTTGTATAATGGTTTAGATATCGATAAAACGTCTTTATATGTTATTGGTTTTAACAGTCCTAAACAACTTGAAACTTTAATTACTTCTATGATATCGTATGACAAGGATTTCATAGAAAAACCAAAAAAATATCTTTTAAATAATTCTACTGATAGAACTACTGATGAACAATATATAAAAATATGTGAGTTACATAATTTTGAAATAATTTGGTCTGAAGAAAATTTAGGAATTTGTGGTGGTCGACAATTTATAGCTGAACATTTTGAAAAAAGTGATAGTGACTTTATGTTTTTTTTCGAAGACGATATGTTTTTTTATCCTGAAGAAGGACAAGTATGTAAAAATGGATTTAATAGATATGTAAAAAATTTATATAACAAATCATTAAACATTATTAAAAATTATAATTTTGATTTTTTAAAATTAAATTATACCGAATTTTTTGGTAATAATGGGACCCAATGGAGTTGGTATAATGTACCTCAGTCATTTAGAGAAAAACATTGGCCTGAAAATCCAAAATTACCTGAAATGGGATTGGACCCAAATTCTCCAAAAACTAAGTTTACATCAATAACATCGTATGAAGATATACCTGTTGCTACAGGTGAAATATTTTATTGTAATTGGCCTCAAATAGTTTCCAAATCAGGAAATCAAAAAATGTTTTTAGAAACAAAATGGAATCATCCGTATGAACAAACATGGATGAGTCACATGTTTCAAGAAACAGTCATTGGTAATCTAAATCCAGGATTATTGTTAATTACACCTACTGAACATAACCGTTTTGAACATTATGATTCAAAATTAAGGAAAGAAAGTTAATCTGTATATTTATTGTAAAAACAATAAATGGAATTCTATATTGGTCAAAATACCACTTTACCTATATTAAAGATGCAAGTTGTTAAAGACGGTAAACACGATATTGACACTATGTTACAAATTATTGAGGAATCTGTATTATACTTTTCAATGAAAGACATTAATAATGGAAGTTATAAAATATTAAATTCTTCTGCCGGTTTTGTTGAAAAAATATTTTTAGAACCAAACTCTGATGTTGAATATTATATTTACTATAAATTTTCAAAAAATGACACGTCTAAATCAGGAAGATTTGAAGGTGAGTTTTTGTTAAAATCTGAAAATGGAACTCTTTTATTACCAATAAGAGATAAATTATTCATAAACGTTACCGAATCAACAATAACCACTTAATGGAATTTTTTATAAAAAAGAATGCGACGTTACCTTTATTGAAATTTGAAATATTTCAAGATGGTAGGAGCGATTTTAATAACATACAAAATTTAAGCGGCGTAACCTCAAGTTATATAACATTAATTGACCCTGTAAATTCGGAAATAAAATTCGCAAGTAGACCATGTTCAATTGTTACAGGACAATCTGAGTATGATGACACAAAAATACTTTATTTTGTTGAGTATCAATTTAAAAACGAAGAAACAAAAAAATTAGGTAGATATGTGGTAGAATTATCAATAGTTGATACAAACGGTTCAGTTGTTTTTAAAATAAGAGATAGAGTTTTTGTTAATATAATTGATAGTTTTTCAATAGATGGATACTCATTTGCAAATAGTTATGAGGTAGAGTATCCTTGTTGTGACCAAGTATTACCAATACCAATACCTGTAACCCCTCCAAACACACCTTCTAGCACTGCGACCCCAACAAGTACGGTAACAGTTACTCCAACTGTAACACCAACAACGACCTCAACTCCAACACCTACTCCAGATAATACTAAAACCCCAACACCTACTTCTACTCCAACAATGTCCGCAACACTAACCCAAACACCAACTAACACAACTACTCCGACTAATACACCAACAATGACCTCAACATTAACTCAAACACCAACTAATACACCAACTAATACTCAAACTCCGACAACGACTACAACTCCTACAAATACAAAAACACCGACTAAAACACAAACTCCAACAAATACTACTACCCCTACCCCTACTCCAACTGTAACTGTAACTCCTACAAATACTTCAACGCCAGCCATGACCCCGTCCGTAACTAATACGTCAACAGTTACACCTACTAACTCAATTACGCCAACAAATACCCCTACTAACTCGATTACACCAACAAATACACCAACAAATACAATAACACCTAGTATTACTCCAACAAATACAGTAACCCCAACAATTACCCCAACAAAATTCCCAGTAACAACTGTGGTTGGTTCTTTTTATACTTTGGTTTATCCAAATGGTTCAATTTATAATACTGTTTGTCAATATGTTTACCCTGGCAATTATGTTAACAATTTTACAACTACCACACTAATTACGACAACCCCAACTTCTTGGTATTCAAAAGGATTTTCAACAACCACAGGTGAAATTAGACATTTCTATTTTAACGGATATCAGACTATACGATATAATTCAAGTCCTAATTCATCAAATATAAGTTTATTAACTTTATCTGGAAATTTTGACAGGTCATTTGTTGCTTTATCAACCACATCTCTTATTGTTTCTAAAAACAATTTTTCAGCAGGAAATGGAAATGAAATAAGACAAATATCTACAGAAAATTCTAGCTTTACATCACTTGCGGTATTACCATATGGAAGATTTACTACTGGTGGTATAATTAAAACAACAACAAATAGACTTATTGTTATTACGTCTAATGTTACTAATAACGACTTTTTATTAACTCAATATAATTTAAATTTACCATTGTCAAATCCATCTACAGTTGAAGTACAAATTAATTTAACAAATAATATAAGTAACCCTTCAGGTATTTTTGTTTCAAATTCAGAGTTTTATGTATCGTCAGGGACTGGTCAAATTTATAATATATCTAAAACACCTCCGTACACAATAACAAATGTTGCGTCATCTAATACACCGTTTAAAGGGTTTGGTCAAAATAGTGATATTTGGAATGTTCATTTTAGTGTGTAATTTGACATTTATTTATTTTTAAATTAAGTTTAAATCTAAGGTAAACTCCGACCTATAATTCGGATGCTAATATACCAAAATTTAATTTATGATATCTAACGAAGAAATTGAAAATTTCCTACAAGGAAATGATGATGAAAAATATATAATCGGTGTTGAATACGATTATGTCAAAGATTGTGTTTGGAAAATTATAGAGCACCCAATTCACGGTAAACAAATTAAAAAAGATACTTTTATCCCATTCGCTTGGGTTGGTGACTTACGCGGGTTAAACTTTTACCAATCGTCAAAAGCATTACAAAAAGAGGCAATGACAAAACATAAGATTGTCATTGAAAAATTACGTACTGATGGTAATGAAAGATTGGAGAAAGGTTTAACATTTATGGTTAAATCTCTTAATGGTTACCGTTCCCTTATTCAATTTTTTAGAGATGGGGGAGTTGACCCTTGGGGTGAGAAAACTAAAGGATTAATCCTTATTCTACCACCTGTTGAACAGTTCTTGGTTACAAAGGAGAAGCGTCTATTCAAAGGATTTGATGATTACAATAGTATCACGAGGTTTGTATTTGACTTGGAGACGACCGCATTAGAACCAAAAGACGGTCGTATTTTTATGATAGGGATGAAAACCAATAAAGGTTTTAGTCAGGTAATTGAATGTTCAACTGAAGACCAAGAGAGGGAAGGTATTATCAAATTCTTTAATACCATAGATGAACTTAAACCAAGTATCATCGCATCTTACAACGGATTTAACTTTGACTGGTTTTGGATATTTGAAAGAGCAAAGGCTTTAAAGTTGGACATTAAGAAAGTTGCTAAAACTCTTAATCCAATCAACCCAATCAAACAATCTGAAAGTATGTTGAAACTTGCAAATGAGGTTGAAAGATTTAATCAAACATCCATGTGGGGTTATAATGTGGTAGATACATTACACGCAGTTAGAAGAGCTCAAGCAATTAACTCATCTATCAAATCCGCGGGTTTGAAGTATATTACCCAATATATTAAAGCCGAAGCTGCTGACCGTGTTTATATTGACCACACAGATATTGGTCCATTTTACGCAAAAAAAGAAGAGTATTGGTTGAATATCCAAAACGGAAAATATAAGAAAGTGGGAGTTGACCCCACAATTGACGAAGCATGTTCTAAACACTCAAATGTTTATATTAAAACAACAGGTGATGATTTGGTTGAGAGATATCTTGACGATGACTTGGAAGAGACTCTAACGGTTGATGAAGAATTTAACCAAGGTTCATTCCTACTTGCGTCTTTGGTTCCCACAACATATGAAAGGGTTTCTACTATGGGAACTGCGACATTATGGGAAATCCAAATGAGAGCTTGGTCATACAAACACAAATTGGCAATTCCTGCAAAGAATGAGAAAACAGAGTTTGTTGGTGGATTATCACGACTACTTAAAGTAGGATTTTCTACTGATGTATTAAAACTTGACTTTTCGTCACTTTACCCTTCAATACAACTTGTTCACGATGTGTTTCCAACCTGTGACATTACAGGTGCAATGAAAGGTATGTTAAATTATTTCCGTAACACTCGTATCAAGTATAAAAATTTGGCTAAAGAATATGCTGATATAGATAAGAAACAATCAACATCTTACGACAGAAAACAATTACCTATTAAGATTTTCATCAACTCAATGTTTGGAGCTCTATCGGCACCACAAGTATATCACTGGGGTGATATGTATATGGGTGAACAGATTACCTGTACAGGACGACAATACCTTCGTCAGATGTTACGTTTCTTTATGAAACGAGGATATACCCCTCTTGTATGTGATACGGATGGTATGAACTTCTCGTTACCTGAAGGTGGTGTGGATGATAGAAGATACATCGGTAAGGGTAATAACTGGTTGGTTAAGGAAGGTAAAGAATATAAAGGTTATGATGCTGATGTTGCCGAGTTTAACGATATGTTTATGAAAGGTGCAATGGGACTTGATTGTGATGGAACTTGGAAATCCTGTATGAACATTGCTCGTAAGAACTACGCAACGATGGAACATAACGGTAAGATTAAACTTACAGGTAACTCAATCAAGAGTAAGAAACTACCACTTTATATTGAGGATTTTTTGGATAAGGGGATTAAGATGTTGTTAGAAGGTGATGGTCAATCATTTGTTGAGTGGTATTACGAATACTTAGAAGTAATTTTTAACCAACGAATTCCATTGATGAAAATTGCCCAAAGAGCAAAGGTTAAGTTATCAATTGATGATTATAAAAAACGTTCAAAGGAAAAGACCAAAGCGGGTAATGAGATGTCTCGTATGGCACATATGGAACTTGCAATCCGTGATGGTATTGCGGTGAGTTTAGGTGATGTAATATTCTATGTCAATAATGGGGTTAAAGCATCACACGGAGATGTTCAAAAGGTTAATAAACCTAAAAAAGGGTGGGCACAATCTGATTTGGATAATATGATGGAAGGATATGGTAAAATACCTCGTGAAATGGTTGAATCGTATGTAAAACTTAATTGTTATCGTCTTAACCCATCTGAATTGGAGTCAAATCCTAATATGACAGGTGAATATAATGTGTCGAGAGCAATCGTTACTTTTAACAAAAGAATTGAGCCATTGTTAATTGTATTTGGTGAAGAAGTTAGAAATAATCTAATAGTTACTGACCCTAAAGACAGAGGTTTGTTTACTAAAGACCAATGTAAATTGATTAATGGTGTTCCTTTTGAACCCGCTGACCAAGATAGTATTGAGGACTTGTTAACTATTACAGACCAAGAAATGGTATATTGGGGTAAACGAGGAATTAATCCTGAATACATTTACGAACTTGCTGAAGAAGGGTGGGAAGAAATGGTTTGATATTAATCTTTTACACCGTCAGATGAAATAACGTACCAAGTGTTGAAGACAAAACACAATTCAACACTGGCACCTTTTCCGATTACCATATCATCGTATTCTCTATCAATTTTAAATTTATCAGGTACAATCCTTGTTTCAGTTAACGCTTTGATAATTATGTGGTCACATAACTCAGAGTTTAATCTAATTAAAACTTGGTCGGAATCCACGGTAATAACTAAAAACTCACCACTAGGTGTGTATTCAGGTTCACTAGTAATTACTTTTGTTGATACTAATTTTTCAATTCCGTTGATTATTCTTTTTTCAGGTTGTGTTTTTAAAGTTGGCATAAATTAAATTACATATATTTGTCTTGGGAATGCTCTAAACTTCATTTGTTTGTTTAAATTTTCAGCAGTTAAAGCTTCCCTTTCCATCACTTTTTCAGGTTTTAATCTTGTTAAAATACCTTCAGCTCCAATTAATTCCTCAATCAGTTTTAATTTTTCATCCTTACCTTCAGTAGCTAACGAAGTATAATCCATTGTTAATTCAGAATCAGGGGTTTTTAAATTTCCTGAATATTTACCTCTTACTTTAGATAAAGTTTCTTTACAACTTGCAATAAAATATCTTCTCACCCATTGTTGTGCGGGATTATTTAAATCAACCCAAGACATAGAATCTTGTGGTACATCAGATGGTAATCGTATTATATCAGGATTTTGTTTTAAACATTTATCTCTATCAGCAGGACCGACATCATAATACCAATACCAAACTTTACCTCTCATTAAAGTTGAGTTACCAAAATCAAATCTACCTCCAGGTGTCTGCATTAAATGTATACCCTTTTTACCATCAGGTAAAGCCGTAATTCTATAAGTTAAATCACCCGCAATAATTCTTCTTTGGATGTTTATTTCTTGCATCCTTAATAACATATCAAATGCCGGCATCATGAAATATGAACCTGAGTAACCCATTTGGGAGTAACCTGCGGGACCACCTAAACCTGGACCTCCTAATGCTCCAAAACTCCAAGGGTCAAATAAAATATTATTTAACTCGGCAGGTGTAAACCAAAGTAATTCATTAATTTCTCTACCTGCGGGAACTTCATAAATTTGTTGACCTGGAGATAATTGTATATAATCTTTTTTCAAAACCCAATCACCTCCAGCTTGTAATCCTACAATTTTAGAATAGGCGTACGAGTATCTTTGTTCTAAATTAAAATCTTTAGTTACAAACGCTCTTGATAATGATTGAGTGTCCATATTTAATCCCCATAATTGAGCCCACTGAGACTCAATTAAAAAGTTTTGAACATATTGTGAATAATCACCTATTGAAAATTCTAATAAAGTGTCCATTTGTTCGTCCTCAAGTTCTATTGAACGTAGGGGAGCTCCTAATACGTGACGTACTTTAGTATATAAATCACTTCTGTATGGTTCTGCAATTACTGACATAGTTTTTATTTATAAATATCAATTTGACTTTTTAGTTTTAGATAAATAAAGTTCATTTATGAATTTCCAATTTACCGCATCCCAAAAATTTGTAATATATTCGTCTCTTTTATTTTGATATTTTAAATAATATGCATGTTCCCATAAATCTAACCCTAAAATTGGGAACCCACCTCTGTCAAATATATTCATCAATGGATTGTCTTGGTTTTGAGTAGACATCACTTTTAATTTACCACTTTTTGTTATTACTAACCATATCCATCCAGAACCAAATCTTTTTTTTGCAACAGACTCAAACCTTTCTTTAAATTCTCTATAAGAACCAAAATCTTTTTTAATTTTTTCTAAAATTTCACCGTATGGTTTTTGAGGTGTTGGAGATAACATTTTCCAAAAAAGTGCGTGATTAAATGCTCCACCCGCATTATTTCTAATTACGGTATTATATTTTGAAATTTGTTTAACAATATTTTCTAACTCAACATCACCGTAATCTCTTTTTCGTAACGCTGAGTTTAATTTTTTTACGTACCCTTTATAATGTTTTTGATAATGAAACTTCATAGTTTCAGGGTCAATAAACCTACGAAGAGATGCATAACCATACGGTAATTTATCGATACCTATGGTTTTCATTTCATTGATAAAATACTTTGTTTCAGGTAATACTATATCACCTGTTATTTTTTTCTGTAAAGATTCTGATAATAAATTTAATGATTTCATCAATAATAAATACTTACTTACTATTGATTTCGTTAAGTATTTGTTCAACAATATCCGAGGACGTTCCGTCGTCACCCATTACAGTTCCTATTATTTTTTTCTTGTTATCTAAAATGTCATAAATTACCCCTTCAATTGTATTTTCAAAAATTGGGTAATATACGGAAACTGAATTTTTTTGACCATATCGGTACGCTCTATCTTCAGCTTGTGAATGGTCTGCGGGTACGAAAGATAAATCATTCATAATACACGCCTCAGCCGCGGTTAATGTTAAACCAACACCTGCGGCTTTAATATTACCACAAAATACTTGAACTTTTTCATCAGTTTGAAATCTGTCAACAGCATCCTGTCTTGCGGGTTTTGTAGTTGACCCATCTAAATAAACTGATTTTTTACCAAAATGTTCATGTATTTTTTTTAGAGGTTCTGTAAAATTACTAAAAATGATTACTTTTTTACCTTGTTCTAAAATATTTTCAGCTAACTCAATTGTTGTTGGTATTTTTTCTTCGGCAATAACTTGTCTTACTTTCATTAATTTTGTAAACTGTATTGAAAGTGATTTAGATTCTTCTTGTCTATTATTATACCAATCATAGTACTCACCCATTAATCCTTCATAAAATTTTGATTTTAATCTCAAATAAACAGGGGTCATTATTTTTTCAGGTAAATCTAAAACATCTGTTTTTAGTCTTCTTAAAATTTGACGAGAAGTTCTTTCTCTAAGTTCTTCTAAATTTGATGCACCTGTAACATTCCAAACTTTTTTATTACCAACCCTAAATTGATATCCGTTACAATATCTAATTGCGTACGCCATCCAATTCTGACTAACAGGACTATCAATTAATTTTAAAAGATTGTAGTAATTCATTGGTCTTGATGTCATTGGAGTACCTGTTAATAACCAAAGTTTTTTAACATTCTTAGTTAAGTCCATTATAATTTTGGTTCTTTGTGCCTGAGCGTTAGAAACATAATGTGCTTCATCAATTATGATTAAATCAAAATTTGATTTGAATATTAATGAATTTTCTTTGTCCTTTGGGTCGTAAAAATTTTTAAGGATATCATAATTTGTAATTACAAAATCACTGTCCTCATATTTTTTACCTTCACAAATAAAAATATTTTTATCTGTATAATTTTTAATTTCTCTTTCCCAATTGATTTTTAAAGACGCTGGACAAATTATCAATATTTTTTTAGCACCACTTTCTAAACTTGCAATTACTGTTGAGGTAGTTTTACCTAATCCCATATCGTCCGCTAAAATGAATTTATCATTTTTTAATAGTTTTTCTATCGCTTCTTTTTGGTGAGATAAGGGGAGTCGATTTTGATACTTAGAATAATCGACCTCAATTACATTTTCTTTATATTGTTTAACAATCGCGGCTTTAGGTATCCAAAAATCATGAATAGTTTCACCACTATGAATCTTACCCCAAATATGATAAGATTTATCTTTTTCTATTAAAATTTTTTCTACATAAATTTTATCAGGCTCTTTTATAAATGGATTATCCTCGACAAGTTTTTGTGAAAAATAAGAATCAATATCCACCCATTTTTTGGCAACTTTTGGAGTTGTGGTATAATAAGTTATTATATACTCACATTGAGCTCTAGTTGGGATGTGTTTTTTGTTTGTCTCACATTGTTTTTTAATTTTAAGTATATAGTTATTTGACCCTTCATAATTTTCTAAAATACTTAGGGCTTTTTGTTCAATACTTAAATGTGAAGTTCCTGTTTCCAAACTTTCAATATTACATTACTTATAATAATAAGTGAAATAAAGATATTTATCAATATGTCACAAAGAAATGTACCAATTACTCGTTTAGGAAAATTTTTTGGAGCCGAGGACTTCACATTAGATGTGGGTATGGGTAGAGAATGGCTAGAAGGGGATATGAACTTTACTTTGGTCTTATACAAAATCGATAAACAAAAGACAGATATTGATGATGTTTATGGGGAGGCTTTAGCTAACGGAATTAAATTTCTCACACCTGTCGAGTTTAAGGCATATGTTCAAGTATCTGCACCTGAAAATAAAAATATAGGTACTAGTAAAATTAATCAATTTGAACCTGGTAATATTAGAATTTCAGTATATCAGTCACATTTGGATGAATTAGGTATTGAAATTGAATATGGTGACTATATAGGGTATTATGAAAAAGAAAACCGTGTAAGATACTATACAGTTAATAATGATGGTAAAGTTGTTTCAGATAATAAACATACTTACGCAGGATATAAACCATTCTACAGAACAATAAATGCGTCACCTGTAGGACCAAACGAATTTAACGGAATATAAAATGGGGTTACCTAAAAAAATAAAAAAAGACATTAGTCTTATCCCTAAAAAAGAAGGATTGTCTCGTAGGATAGAAATGCTTGATATGATTAACGAGCATGGAACATATCTACCAAAATCTATATTACACGAAGATTTGGATAGAGGGTTTTTAGATTTTGTTAAAAATGATTTAGAGATTAGTACTGATGGTGTTAAAGTACCAATTATTGACATTATCATGACAACTCAAAACTGGTCAAATTACGCAAAAACTTGGTCATTTCAAAATTTAGATAAAAATCCTGAACCTCCTTTTGTGACAACAATTAGAAATCCTGAAGTTAAATACGGTTCATTACCATCATTAATGTGGACTATTCCAAATAGAAAACAATATTTTTACGCAGCAGTACCAACGTGGGATGGTGAAAGAAAAGGGTACGATGTTTATACAATACCACAACCAGTACCTGTTGATATTACATACTCAGTAAAAATAGTTTGTAATAGAATGAGAGAGTTAAATAAGTTTAATAAAAAAGTAATAGAAAAATTTTCATCTCGTCAAGCTTACACAAATGTTAAAGGTCATTACATTCCAATAGTTATGAATGAAATTTCTGATGAATCAGTAATGGACGTTGAAAAAAGAAGATATTATATCCAAAGTTACGGGTTTACATTAATGGGGTTTTTAATTGATGAAGATGAATTTGAAGTTAAACCTGCAATTAATAGAGTATTACAATTAATTGAAACAGATACAAAAAAAGTGAAATCTAAAAAAATTAAAAATGAAACCGCTCCATCTTCAAGTTTAACTTTAAATTTTGAAGGTGCGACCACAACGATTACACAAGAATTTAAATATACCGCCAACTTAACTGTTGAGTCTAAGGTTAATATTACAAATTATTATATATACATTAATGGTCTTTTTTATGGGTCCAATTCATCAACCATTCAAATTAATAATGGTGATACTTTACAAATTGATATACAAAAAGTCACCTCGGAATTGGATTCTAAAATGTCATTAGGTATTGAGTTAATTTAATTACTCTCCGTAAATATCATTTTTATTTGTACAATTTTTTTTAATTAACATTTCTATAAATTTATTTATTTTAAGACCGTGCTTATCGCAATGTTTTTTTAGTAAATCGTGATGATATTCCGATATTTTTAAATTTTTAAATTTCATAGGATAAAAAAGTAGAAAAAAATCATACCAAAATATAAATAGATTAAGATATGTAAAGTTTTTTGAAAAACCTGAAAGTATTTATAGAAAAATAAATTATAAAAAAACTTACATTAAATGGCTAAATCAAACACAGTTTTCGTTTCTCCAGGTGTGTATACATCTGAAAGAGATTTGAGTTTTGTGTCTCAAAATGTGGGTGTAACTACTTTAGGTATTGTTGGTGAAACTATTAAGGGACCGGCATTTGAACCTATATTTGTCACTAACTATGACGAATTCCAACTTTACTTTGGAGGTACTTCACCTGAAAAATTCATAAACACTCAAATACCTAAGTATGAGGCGGCGTATATCGCCAAATCTTACCTACAACAATCTAATCAACTTTTTGTAACTCGTGTATTAGGGTTATCCGGTTATGACGCTGGACCATCATGGTCTATCAGTACTGTTGCAAATGTTGATTGTGATACAATAATATTCACAGGGTCAACAAACTATTTACTTACATTTACAGGTACATCCGCATCAACATCGTCAATAACATTTGGTTCGGTTCCAACTGCTTTAAATCCGAATATTTTCTCATTACCATACACTACATTTAATGGTGGGACATCATCAATTTCTGATGATATGAAATCATTGGTATTGAATATTATGAGGTCACAAGCAACTTCTGCATACACAGGTAGTATGTGGGGAACAATTCCGGCAAGTGCTTATACGTCGTATTCATCAGTTTACTCAGCAATTACAAATGAATACGGAGTTACCAGTTTATCGGCAATTACGTGTGATTCAAAAAACGACCCATGGTTTTATTCCACATTTGGTTTAATGTATGGTGATTCATATTCAGGAATTTCATTTAATGCATCGGTAACATCATTATCGGGTACTGCTTATGGAAACGCGGGTTCTTTTTCAGGATGTGTATCAGGTACTGTATTCTCATATTCAGGAACAGCATTTTCTGATTACAATGATATTGTTGTCGCAACTTTACGTTCTAGAGGTTTAGCTGATTACTCAAGTGATAACGGACCTGTTTATCAAGTTTCCGCAACAACTGCGTTGACTATGGTGTGTTCGGGGTCTTATTCAGGAGTAACTAAGAATCCTTTATCAACATTCTTATTATCAGGAAATACTATAGATAATACTAATTTCACATATGAAGTTAATTTATTAGAAACTAGTCCTAATTTCATTTCTAAAGTTCTTGGTGTATCTAATTTTAGTAAACCTAGAACAACGTTCCCTCTATTTGTTGAAGAAGCGTACACTACTTTAATTAATTACGCATACAATAAAGGATATATTAGAGGTCTGAATTGTGGTTTAGACACATCTGCTAAAGCTAGAGATTTGACTACAGATTCTTTAGGATGGTACCTTGAACAATATCAAAGTGCCGAGTCTCCATGGGTTGTGTCAGAATTGAGAGGTAATAAAATTTATGAATTATTTAAATTTTTCACTATTTCAGATGGTAATAATTCTAATACACAAGTTAAAATTACAGTTGCAAATATATCATTCACAAATGGTACTTTTGATGTAATTGTTAGAGATTTTTACGATACTGATAGTAACCCTGTTGTTGTTGAGAAATTCTCAAATTGTAGCATGGACCCTAACTTGAATAACTATGTTGCTAAGAAAATTGGTACCTCAGATGGTGAATACCAATTAAATTCTAAATATGTTATGCTTGAAGTTAATGTTGATGCAC